ATTATAAACCTCCATAGGCTTGTTTAATTATCTTGCCAAGTCCTTTAAGATTTTTTTCTGCAGCTGATGAATAACGTCCTAGTTGCGTAAGCCATTGACGATATTCTGGTAAATCCTCTATATCAGCGGTCATTTCTAATTCGTAACCGAATTCATCTGTTAAGTCTTGTAACATACTAGTAATTTCATCTAATTGCGATTGAAATTCTTTAAGAATTTCAATTGAAATTAATTGCGATTGAAATTCTTTACGACGATCTGATCCTGGGCCTGCTTCGTTAACTGTACGTTTACCTGTTGCAATGCCAGCTTTACCAAAACTTTCGTTGATTAAACCTTTGTCATTAGACATGGGCTTACCATTAAATAGTTGCTTGTATTTATCTTTTAAACTTTTCATGAGTAAAAAAATTATTGAGTTAATTCCGACGGGATGTTACCGAATGGGTCGATAACAGAACCGTTACCTTTAGCTCCAACTGGATTGGTAGGGCCTAACAAACTAGCTCCTGCCGCATCTGTTAAACTATCAAATACTCCAACTCCCGTTACAGGATTTCCTAGCTGCATATTTACTAATGGTTCTGCATTTGGACCTGTTGTATATCCAGTACCTTTAGCTCCTATAGGATTATTAGGACCTAATTGTGACGTGTTTGCTAAATCTACGAGTGCCATATTAAAACTCCCTTATAATTTCTGAAATTAAACGATTAATGTTATTATATTTTGTATTAATTGTTTTGTTAATTGACTCATTTACTGGAGATAAAAATGCTCCATGTGTTGATGGGTTACTAACAAAATCAAATGCTATCAATTCAAAGTCAGGTTGTACTTCCATGGCACTTCCTGCTTCGCGCATTACCTCTTTTACCGAACCTAAACCACGTGATGAAATACCTAATTTAATTCCAGATTGGAATAATGCTTTAAGTATATTTCCTGATGGTGTAGGAAGTACTTCAACAGTACCTACCAAATCTTTTCCGCGCCATGCCATTTCTAAAATGTTATGACTAACGTTATTTAAATTAACAACTGAAGAATCTGGGTGGTCTAACTCACCTAATGCTCTGCGTTCGGTTATATAACTTTCGTTATACTTTTTAGCTTCACGCATCAATGTTTCTATTGGATAAACACGGCCGTTATGATTCTTAGCTTCAGCACGTTGAAGTACACCTTGTACAATTAAACGTCCACCATTATTAGCTAATGACTCATTTATTTGTTGAGGCGTTACTTCAAATACATTATAATCTATAAGAAGTTGTTTGTTCATTACATTCCTTTCATAAATAAACCAGAATTAATATAATCCTGTTCCATTTGCCAACGCTTACGCTCATCCGCATATTTGCGTTTAGCTTCTTGCAAAGTTAATTTGGCATTTTCAGGTGCTTTGGCAAATTGCTGCCATGTTCTATTAGGTACCATTATTTTGAAAGCTCTTTTAATCTATTAGAAATTCTAACAATACGTTCATTTATTTTATTGATACGACTGCTAGTTTGTTTCCAAAAATGAGATGAATCAACTCCAGTTTCTGTTTTAAGTCTTATATTGTTATGCACAATCTTTTCAATTTCAGCTAACATTTTGTTAACTTCCATTATACCTTTGTTTACTTTTTGTGAAGGTGATGCCGATTCATCTTTTTTGTATTCACGATATGACACTGCCTCGCTTTGAATTCCGTACATCTCAGACATCATTTTCTTATATGAAGATTTGTTTTCCATAGGACGAAATATCTTATTAGTTTTTTTAACACGCTTCCATCCATCAGCTTCTACTGTATCATCATCTGCAGTACCAAAAGCTTTCGGAGTCATATAACCTGGCGTAGCAGCTGTAGTTGACATTTCATCGAGTTCTTCTTCAGACTCTTCTTCCGTTTTTAAAGCTACTTTACCTAAACGTTTATGAAGATATTTATCGGAAGAATCAGTATCACCGTCGTTATCTAAATCTTTATCTTCTAGATCTTTAAATTTAGATTTAGCTTCTTTATCAGAAACATCATCTACGCTTTCTGTTAGACGCTTAAGACTTTTTTCTATATCTTTAAATAAACCCATTAGATTCCTTGTTTCTTAAGTACATAAATTACCGCACCTGAACTACCTGAAAGTTTACTAACAGATAACTCATATATTACACCTGCAGTTAAATTTGCGGCCGGAATAGTACCGCCGCCGGATAACGTAATAGTAGTACTACCTGCATTATTAACAATAATACTACCATATCCGTAATTTGAACCTGTTAAATCTAATTGTCCTGTTGTATGTGTAATTACAGAATAATATTTACCTGGATGTCCCAAACGTTCAAATTGATCTGAGCCGTTGTTAGCAGATGGCGCATCGTAATTATATGGATATGTTCCTACCTGTGATCCCATTACTTACCCTTAACTTTATTTAGTTCTGAAACTAATTCGTAATAACGTAACATTGTTAAAACGTCCTTATCTTCAATAACATGTTTTTTAGACAATGAAGATAACAAATTAGCTACTTCATTTAATTTGATACGTAGTACTTTACTTGGTATAGTAGTTTTCAATGTTTTTAATTGTTCACTAATATTTTTAGCTTCTTTAATTACATAGTCTTTAAGTGATGTAGAATTGCTAACCGTATTAATATACTGACGTAATAAAGACTTTTGTTCAGTAGTTAATTGACTAGAATACTTTTCATTAAAACGATCTACAATTATTTTTGAAGCTAAAATACGTACGTCTTTATGTTCAGATTCTAACATAGGTTTTGTAGCCTCTGTTTTATTTGCTACCGTACGTACATGTTCCAGTAAAGCAAACTTAGTTTCTACATATTCTTTAGGATCATCTGCTTCAGCAAACTCTAATAATTTGTAAATACTAGCATGAACTTTATAGTTATTTACACGAGCTTTAAAAAAATCGTCAATGTCATATGCTGAACGTATTTCTTTAATAAGATTGAACTTTTCACGCTTAAGTGACGATTCACTAATCATCTTTTTTGATTTTATAACTGCAGAAAGAAATGCATGTGCTTTAGCATCTGAATTAAATTTCTCTTCATGTATTGCGCGATATAGCTTAAGTTCTTTATTTAACTCGGTATTGTTATTAAAATTCTTCTTAATAATTTGTAAAGCTTTAGACCGAGTACCGTTCATAGTATCGGCAGCGACTTGACGTACGAGTAACTCGAAAATTAAACCTGTGTTTTTTACTTTTGAATGTTTAATTCGGCTCATAGTGTTACGTTTCCTTTTATATATACGCCTTTTTAATAAATATATATATCACTGTAAAATGTCATAATCTTAATCATTTAGTGATAATAATTGTGATTCGTCTAACATTGTGCCGGCATCTGAATCGGTAGTATTTTTATCTAATGATTCTTGAATTATACTAGTATTTTTAAATTTATTAGACAAAGTTTTAATAAGTTCTTTAGACTCTATTGATTCAATACTTAGTGGAGAACTTTTACGGTATGTATGTTGTAACGGGTCTGTTTTAGGACTTCCATTAAATGTAGAGCTAAGTTGTTTAGCACCTAACGGATCTCTGCCATGTGGACTTGAATGTTTACCCCATGTACTAAGATCTTTAGGTCGGCCGGGGCCGGCTACATGTTCTTGTTCCATTCCAGGTAATAACTCTCCCTTAGTAGCTACATGCATTGATGCTATGTCATGCGGTGTACCAAAACTCATATTAGTCTTTTTAGGATCATTACCTTCATCAGCTATTTGTTTACGACGGAACTGAGTTTTAAGATCTTCTATTACATTATCTTGTTGCGACTTCCATTCATATTCAGTCATGCCAAATATGTTTTCGTAAATCCATTGTTCCGAAAATAGTTGTGATTCACGTAATTTACCAGCCAATTCTACTTTTGTAGTTAAAGATTCTAACTGCTGCTTTTCATAAATTAGTGAAGGATTATTTAATTCTAATGAAAATCCGATTAAATCTTCATCCCGGAATCCTTGTGCATATAAATGTATAATTCCAATTTTAGTTAATTCAGAAATAAATATTTTTTGAATACGTTCAATTGTACGAGCAAAACGTACATCTTCTGCTGCTAACGTAGCCTTACCTTCTACGCCCTCATCATATCCTAAAAATGCTTTAGGTATTTTTAAAGCAGCATGTAATTTATTACGTAAATATTCAATATCTTCAATTTGACCTTCATTAGTTAATCCCGCTAACGTATCAATTGCAGTACCAGACTCTCCACCACGAACAGGTAAATAATAATCTTCCATCATGTTTTGCAGATTGAATTTAAGATTATAATCACCTGTTTGTTCGTTCATATATGGAACCTTTTTCATTTTACTCATGATTTGGTTCATATAGTTATCTACTTCATGCGGTGGAATATTACCTACATCGATTTTAAAAACACGACGTTCGGGCGCGCGCATAATACGTTGAATAAGCATCGCATCTTCCATTAATGACAATTGCTTAAACAATTTACGTCCGGATTCAATCATTGACTTACCGTACGGTAAAAAGTTTGTATCTGACAACAAACGGAAATGTGCTATTTGAAAACTTTCAAATTCGTTACGATCCGGCTTACCTGCAAAGTTTGCATATGTACCACTCGGCCCTTCTATTACAAATCTATAAACATATGGGTTTTCCATATCGTAGCCATCTTCACGACGAACTTCGTATGCAGATAAAGGAGTAACGTTAATAACTCCTAATTCATCCTCAATATCTAAATGTAAAAAGAAATCACCATATTTACATGCATTACGTACCCATGGCCATAAATTATAATCTATGTTAAGAATATCATAGAATAAATTATGCAATACTTTACGAACTTCTTCGTTAGATGTAGAAATTGATAATGTATCACCCTCGGCATTTTTAACTGTAGATTCATCCGCGTAAATATCTAATGCTGAAGCTATAATAGGATCCATATCCATAGCCTCATAATCAGTGAACAATTCTAATTTAGAAGAATGGAAATTGTAAGTTTGGTTATAAGTAGCATAACCAGACTGACCTCTATGTAGTCCTGTAAATCTATCAATATAACTATTACTAGATAATGATCCGTTAGATTGTAACCTATTAGTATCAACCGCTTTTAAACGATTTTTAGCTATACGTCTTACAATTACATTTGTAGAAAAAAGCCGTTTTAATCTGGCCCGTAATGAAGTGTCTGCCATGCGTATTATTTATTTATAAATATTAGATTAGCCACGTTAAATTTTCATCACCGCCAGGAGTTTTTAAAGTCCATGCAGCATGTTGTTGCGGAGTTATTGTGTATACGCCGGGAGTAGTTTTTCCAAAATGATTAAGTGCTTTACGTGATAAATCTAATCCTTGTTGTTTAAGTCTTAGAGCAGTATCACGTACCCATAATGCAATTGCAAAAGACATTACGAGGTCATCGTTATAACCACGTTGAGCTTCTGCCCTAGAGCCATTCCATATAAATACTAACAGTTCATCTATTAATCGTTTACTTCGTACTACCGGACTTTTTTCTCGTAGATATGTTTCTAATTTTGATATAGTTAATGGACGAGTTTTACTAGTTGTAGAAAAACCAGGTACCATATCTGATTTACTTTTTAGATCGTACCCTTTCATAAGATGTACATTTTCGTCTATGTAAGCATCCTGACGATATGAATAATATAAATTACTATACCCACGGTCTATTACAACTTGTATAACGGCCCATCCAACATTAGCATTTTCTATAACTAACAACGCATTGTTATAATCAGTAGCTACTGACATTAACATGTTACCGTATTCTGTAGTGCCTATCTTACCACGATATTCAGCTACCTGTGTTAAATTATCTATATCAATTACATGAAATGCAGAATAATCAGACCCGTCACCACGAGCCACGTCAGCTACTACTGCATAGTTTTTTGAATAGTCTGGATATTCCCATATCCAATAATTACCGTCAAAACCTCTACGTTCTATAGGATCTTTAACATATGTTTGATCATACCATTGCAATATAGGACCATCGATTACAGTATGACC